CTCAAGTAATTGAAACGATCCAACCCACACCCCCAAAACGGAGGACTAGCAAATGACCATCCACAATCTCGGTTCTAAGACTGATCTGCTGAACCTGCATAACACCGCTGTGGTTGCTTCCACCGGCGCTGGCACCCCTGCCTATGTTGACTTGCTCAACTATGAAGGCGACGTTGCTTTCATGATTGATGCCGCCGCCGCTGGTTCAGGTGTCACCCGTACCGCCAAGTTGCAGCATTCCGCTACAACTACCGCTGGCGATTTCGCCGATATTACTGGCGGCGGCTTTACCGCTGCTGCTGCTAATACCGCATTCAGCGAAAAAATTTATCTCAACAGCGACAACCTGCTGCGTTATGTGCGCGTGTTGTTTACTGTGAGCGGTGGCAGCGGTACCGGTTCAGTTTCAGTCACAGCTCTTGCTTCTAAGAAGTACGTCTGATGGCTTTTACTGAGGACCTATCGACGTTCCTCAACGATTTCGGCGTCAGCTGCACAGCTGGCGCCGTTACTGCATTGGGAATTTTAGATATGCCTGCCCAAGTGATTGCCGGCGATATGGTGCTGAGCACTGATTATACGTTGACAGCAAAAGCCATCAGCTTTGGCACCTTGGTCTACGGCAATTCAATTACAGTGGCTGGCACTGCCTATACAGTGCGAGAGACAAGGCTAATTGATGATGGTGCTTTTGTAGAAATTGGATTGCAAAAAACCTGATGAGTAATTTTAAGGCTGACAAAGCTTCCGTGTGGTCGGCATTAAACCCGACACTATTGATGGGTGAAACTGGCCATGAAATTGACACAGGTAATCTAAAGATTGGGAACGGCATTAAACCATGGAATCAATTGCCATATTTTGGCTGTCCTGGTTATTGGGGATCTTTTTGGGACGAAACCTCTCAAACCGCAACCGCCAACACGCCAACGTCTATTTTGCTGCGCTCCAGCGATACCAACAGCCGCGGTATTGCAATAGCGTCAAACAGCAGAATAACTTTTGATTATGCCGGCGTTTATAGCATTACGTTTTCAATTCAATTCAGCAATACTGACAACAGTATTCATGACATTGACGTATGGCTAAGAAAGAACGATAATAATGCGGCTGGCGATGTACCAGCAAGCAACAGCAAATTTAGTATTACTTCTAGGCATGGCGGAACCGATGGCAACGTAATTGGCACTGTTAATTTTGTCACAAGATTACAAACAAAAGATTTTATCGAATTGATTTGGAATACAAGCAACGCAGCTGCTTACATTCACGCCGAAGCTGCTAGCACCAGTTCGCCGGTGCATCCAAGCATTCCTGGCGTAATTTGCACCATCGTCCAGGTTGCGTCATGACGACCAAACGCGAAACAATTATCACCGCGATCCGTACTGCGTTGACCGGCACCACCGGCGTTAGCACCAGGATCTATCGCAGCCGCGTGGAGCCCATAGCTCGCGCTGAAAGCCCTGCAATCGTGGTTGAACCTATCAGCGACCAGGCCAGCCAAAACACAAGCCTCCCCACGCTGGATTGGAGCCTTACCGTTCGTGTTGCAGTAATTGTGCGCGGCAACATCCCGGATCAAATTGCCGATCCAATAATTGAAAGCCTGCACGGCAAACTAATGGCCGATCTTACGCTTGGCGGCTATGCCATCGACATTCAGCCAGTTGGGGTGACATTTGAAACTGTTGAAGCAGATCAACCAGCGGGCGTGGTAATGTGTGATTATCGAGTGCTTTACCGCACTTCGGTCGCAAATCTTGCGAGCTGATCATGGCTATCATGATGGATGAATATTGGGGCCAAGGTGGTTCTTACCTTCTTGATTCCAAAACCGGCAAGCGGAAGCTCATCGAGCGGACAGAGCCGGCCAACACTCAACCCGAGGAATTGAGCAATGGCTCTGCTAACACGGAAACGGCTGATCCTAGCCAAGGCTGAAGCTACCTACGGCACCGACCCAACACCAACTGGATCGGCTAACGCGATCCTAGTGCGTAATTTAGAAATCACGCCGCTTCAATCTGACATTGTTCAGCGTGAACTAATCCGCCCTTATTTGGGTAATTATGAGCAACTGCTTGCTCAAACCAGGGTGCAGGTAACTTTTGAGGTTGAACTTGCCGGCTCCGGCGCTGCTGGTACTGCACCTGCCTATGGCCCCGTGCTTAAGGCTTGTGGGCTGTCTGAGACCGTGGTGGCCACCACTAGCGTTACCTACGCGCCAGTAAGCACCAGCTTTAGTTCGGTCACGATCTACTTCTATCAAGACGGCATTCGTCACATTGTGACCGGCGCCCGTGGCACATTTACCCTCAATGGCCAGGTTGGAGCGATCCCTACTATCGCCTTCACGATGACCGGGATTTATAACGCTCCTACCGATACAGCGCTTGCTACGCCAACTTATGCCAACCAAGCAACACCGCTGATCTTTAAAAACGGCAACACCACCAGTTTCTCAGCATTCAGCTATTCCGGCGCCCTTCAATCAATCGATCTTAATCTTGGCAACGAGATTGTTTATCGTGAGTTGATTGGCGGCACTAAGGAAGTGCTGATTACTGACCGCAAGCCTGCCGGCACCATGTCGATTGAGGCCGTGCTGTTGGCCACTAAGAATTATTTCACGGTGTCCACCGGCTCAACCACCGGCAGCGTTTCGTTCCAGCATGGCACCACTGCTGGTAACATTGCAACGCTGACGATGGCTCAGTCAGATTTGGCGGACGCATCCTATGCCGACTTAAACGGCATTGCAATGCTAAACCTGCCTTATGTGGCGACTCCAACCGCCGCTGGCAACGACGAACTGTCCCTTGCTTACACCTGATCCCCAATGGCATTTGTTCTTAAGCAGTCGGATAGCTATTCCTGGCCGGTTACCGTCGAATTTCCAGTAGATGGTGGCCGGTTTGAAAAGCAAACTTTTGACGTCGAACTCAAACGGCTTTCGCAATCGCGAATCCAAGAAGTAATTGACGGCAAAGGTACCACCAACGATGCAGACTTCTCTAAAGAAGTGGTAATTGGCTGGAAAGGTGTATCTGACATTGAAGGCGCAGAAGTGCCTTTTAGCACTGCAGCGCTTGACCAACTGCTTAACGTGCCATTAGTGGGTGCGGCAATCGTCGAAGCATTTTTCGCTAGTTTGACAGGAGCCAAGCGAAAAAACTAACAGAAGCCGCCGAGCATTGGGCTGGCGGCAGTGTGGTCGATGAGACCGAAAAGGACGCCGCAGGCTTGGGAATTAACCCTCCAAGCCTGCCGTCTGTATCTGAAGATTTTGAGGTGTGGCAAGAGAACTGGGACATAGTCCTGATGTTCCTGCGTATGCAAACCCAATGGAACGTGACCATGGGCGGCTACGTGGGGCTTAAATATGAGACATTACGCTGGTTCTGTGAACTATACTCAATAGAAGACGCGCAAGCCATGCTGGAGGGCATCCAAGTCATGGAAGCAGCAGCACTTGGAGCATTAAACCGCGATGGCTAGCGCTGATACCCAATTTAGAATTGAGGCCTTAGTCCGTGGCGTTGAAAACGTCGAGGGTCTTAAGTCTGCAATTAAATCCCTGCAAGGATCTGCAACTCCTGCCGCATCAGATTTAAATAGATTACGTGATGCTGCGGTAGCACTTGGTTCTGCGTCAAATGCATCAGAAAATAATCTACGTTCAGCAGTTAATACACTTAAAAGCCTTAAAGATCAAGCATCAATTGCAAGCAGTGAATACAGGCAGTTTGCACAAGATATCAAGCTCGTAGAGAATCGCTTAAATTCTGTAACGCAAGCTGCAACACAATTTAAAAGCGCCAGCAGTGGCATTGCTTCTGGTGGCAATGCAGGCCAAGCAATCATGGGAAGGGGGCGCACTTATGGTGCCTATGGCCAAATGCCTTTTGGCACCAACGACCCCGAGTTTTGGCGCAACCAAGTTGAAAATGCATATCCAAGTCCGATCGGTCCCCAACAATTAAATTACGGCCAAGCGAATCAAGCGCTTGACCAAATGCGGTCTTCGTTGGATCAGCAATATTCATTGCAACAACGAGCAAGAATAGAACGACTTGAGTTAAATGAAAAATATAATCAATTAGAAATTCAGGCAGAAAATAGGCAGCAAGCTGCTTATTTGAAAGAACAAAAAACTGGATTTGATGCTCAAATTTCAGATTTTGACAGGCGCCTTGCTGCGCGTGGTAATCGCAAACAACGCTTGCAAAATTTTGGCCAATCTACCGGCATAGTTGCAGCATCTGGCATATTTGGTGGCCCTGAAGGCGCATTGGGCGCTCTTGGTGGCGCTGTCCTTGGCGGCCCTGGCGGCGCAGCATTAGGCGGCGCAGTTGGCGCTCAAGCTGCAATGCTGCGTCAAGGCATTTCTGATACGGCAGAATATTCCGCGCAAATCGCTAAATTAAACATTGCATTAAAAGGCGTCACCGGAAGTGCAAACGAATATGTTCAAGCACAAAAAGCAATTAATTCAGTTAGCAAAGATTTTAATGTTCCAATTCTTGACGCAACTCAAGCATTTACGCGACTTACCGCATCTATCAAGGGTGCCGGCGGCAACGTAAGCGATGCGGAAATTGTATTTCGCAATATTACATCTGCAATTAAAGCATCTGGTGGAAGCGCAGAAGATGTGCAAAGTGCATTGCTTGCGATGTCGCAAGTATTTTCAAAGGGCAAGGTTAGCGCAGAAGAACTTGGCGGCCAACTTGGTGAACGTTTGCCAGGCGCAGTTACATTATTTGCCAGAGCAACAAATAGAACATTACCACAACTGCAAAAGGACCTTGAGCAAGGGACCGTTGGACTTAACGATTTAATGAAATTTACTGTTGAATTGGGAAATAAATATGAAACTAGTGCTCGTAAAATAAGTAGTTCTACGGAAGACGCGGGAGCAAGAAGCAAGGTTGCATTGGACGGATTGCGAAAAGAATTTGGTTCGTTGTTTATTCCAGTAGGAAGTCAAATACAAGATTTTACAACTAAAATCGCCAATATGGCGACAGAAGTAATTAAGCAATTTAAAAGAATACAAGCCGAAAGTCCAATTACTGCAAATGTTATTTCAGATGTTTTTAATGCCAGCAGCGGAGTAGCCACTGGATTGCTTGGAAGTGCCAACATCATTCCTTTGGCAGCAAAAGGTGCAAGTTTGCTAGGTGCCAATCTTCCAAGATCACAACAAATAGATGCTGTTACAGTTAATGATCAAAAGCCAGGGCAAAAACCAAAGATTACAAATTTCCCGAACCCGGCGGCCGATGAAGGCATGAGTCAACAAGAGTTTGTGGCTAAATACAATATTCTTCAAAAATCAGGCGAATTAAGTAATTACAATTTAAGTGTTTCAAGAAAAATATTGGAAGTTGAAGGAAAAATTTTTAAAGCTCAAGAAGCCGAAGATGTTTTAAGTTTAAAAAAATTAAATACCGAAAAGTTAAGACTTGAGCTTGAGTCAAGAAGATTTAAGGCTGCGCTTGAATATGATCAAGCCCTAAAAGAAGCAGATTTGCAAAAAGATAATAGAAAAAAGCAACTTGAAAGAGCCGAAGCAAAAACTGAACTACGCGGAAAATTTAATGAAATTAATATTTACAGAGAAGAGCAGCTGCAAAAAATAAATCAAGATACAACAAGGGAACTTAGCGATCAAAGCAAAGAACGCGAAAAACAACTTGGGACACTAAAAGAATCGGCAATTAGAGCAAAAGAAGAATTAACAGTATTGCAGCAAAAAACCACATTAGAAGGAATTAGCGCTGAATACGCTGCAAAATACTCAAGTTTGCAGCGCGAAATTTTGGAAAAATTAAAAGAATCAAAAAGCATTCAAGCAAGACAGGCAATTGAAGAAGAAGAAAATTCAAAAATGCAAATATTAAGATTGCAAGAAATACAAACTATTGCAAACGAATCATCAAAAATTTGGGCAGATGAAATTTCCGCGCTTGGCACAGCATTGTCTGATTATTTTAATACGCTTGAAACAACATCACCAATTTTAGATAACATTGCATCAACCATTGGCGATGGCATTGGATCTGCCATGGAATCATTGGTCAGCAATACAAAAAGTTGGGGCGATAGTTTGCGTGAAATTGGTTCTAGCGTATTGAAAGATATTGCCAAGCAATTGCTGCAAATGTCGGTTGTCGGTCCCGCTACTAAAGGTATTGGAAATTTATTGGGTTCGTTATTTCCCGCCGCAATTGGCGCAATTGTCCCTGGTATTAGCGCGGCTGGCGGCCCTGCATTTGGCATGAATGCTGCAAGCGTTGACGTAAATCAAGCTTTTAAGCTGCCATCGCTTATGGCCAATGGCGGCATCATGACACCCATGGGGCCAATGCCGCTCAAGCGCTATGCCAATGGCGGCGTTGCCAATAGTCCGCAGATGGCAGTATATGGCGAAGGGAGTAGGCCTGAGGCATTTGTGCCATTGCCTGATGGGCGCAGGATTCCGGTAAAACTAGACGCCGCTGGAGCGCTAGGCCGTTACCCACGGCTTGACGCCGGCGGCAATAGCGGCGACACTACAACTGGTGCTGGCGCAGACAACAACACCGTACTAGCAATGAACTTTGAAACCACGCAATTCCTAGGCCAAGATTGGGTAAGCAAAGATCAACTCATGGCTGCTATGGCTGCAACCGAAAAACGCGCCGCCACCGCCGGTGCCAAAGCTGGAGCGCAACAGGTGGCAAGTAAGATGAGGACCTCGCCCGCATTCCGTAGGCAGGTGGGAATCTAATGTCAGTCGTTGTAATTGGCAATTTTCTGACGTTTACTAAACATGATGGCGGTAAAAGCTACTGGCAAAATTTCTTTAACGACAATGCCGTTAGTTTTGATGGCATTAGCTGGAACTTACTGCCTTTTGTTTACCAGGGCGCAACCAAAACCAAAAATGGCGACAACATATCCAGCCAGTTAACGCTACCCACCAATCAGCTAACGCTGGCTTGGACCCGTGATGCTGTAAATAACAATTGGGTTGCCGAGGTGCGTACATATCAACTCACCGATAGCTACACACCGATTACGCCACCGCGAGGCCAAGAGATCTGGCTTTGCACTGGCATGAGCTACAACACGCAAGGAACTCAGCTTGAACTCAGCAGCCCGCTTGATGCAATTGAATCCCGCGTACCAAACCTACGGTTCACCGCCAAACAGGTTGGGGCGCTGCCGTCAACCGGTGCTATCAGGTCCGGCTGACCTAATTGGCCTGCCGTACAAACTAGGCGCTGATCCCTCCCGCCATGGCGCCACCGACTGCGTAAACCTATGCCGTGCGGTGCTGCAATTCCAAGGCATTGATACGCCAGTGCCAACCCGCGATTGGTACAGGCGGCTTAAGCGTGGAGACGTATCGGTTTTTGCGGAGCAGCTAAACTTATGGGGAAACCCGGTAATGTATGCATCGCTAGGGACAATTGCGCTTAGTCAGGCTAGAATTGGCTATGGGTTAGCCGCCTTCTACGATTCAGGATGGATCCATTGCAACGCTCAGACACTCCGCGTAGCATGGTCCCCAGCCGTCAATACCGTGGCGCTGTACTGCCCTGGGAAAAGCAATTAATGGATTCGCTGGGCATGAGCCCAGAGGAATACGCCTGGTATATTAATGAAATTGCAAATATTAGGCCTGAGCGCAGTGCAGCCTATGACCATATTCCGCATGTAGTTTGTGATCCGCTTACCGTCTCGATCGTTGGCACAGTTGTCAGTACAGGTCTAAGCTTTGCGGCACAGGCACTAGCACCCAAACCTAAGATTCCAAGGCAAGATGATCCGGCCGGAACGCCTCAAAACCTTGAAGGCGAAAACATAAGCAATAACCGTAAATTTGCCAACGTAGACGGCTTTACCTCAGTTCAAAACGTTGCCCGTCTAGGCGAGGTAGCGCCATTGGTATTTGCCAAGCGGGAACAGATCGGCGGCAGGTGGTACGGCGGTGTGCGTGCTGAAACCAAACTACTGTGGAGCCAATTGCTAAGCCAAGGCGATGGCCAGGAGCTGGTGGCGCTGTTTGCGCTTAATGCCATGCAAATGGCAAAGCCTGATTTTGAAGGTCTGGCCATTGGCGATACGTTGCTTAAGAACTACCAAGAACCTAAATTGTGCATTTTTTACCGCAGTGGCGAAGTGCCGCAACGACTGAACTCAAGCACCAGGATTGGTGGGACGCTTGCGCCACGGTCGCCTAGCGATATTATCGTTGCCGAATATGCCAATGAAGGCGTACAAGCTCTATTTAGCAGTACCCGCACTCCATCTGGCAGCACTGAATTTGGTACATATCAGCCGGTACGTAACGGTCAAGACTGGCGGCTGCCATTTAAGCGGGTAAAAGTCCGGTGGGACACTCGCAACGCAACGGCGCAGCAATATGACGCATTCGCATTAGCAGAAGCAGAGCGTTTTAAGATTCAAAGTTATTACGGAACTTTCTGTGGCATTAACAAGATTGACGTTACTGAAGTTGGTGGTGTATATAGAAATTATTTTGAATTAGATGGCAATGAAATTGAATATACTATCTACGCTGATACAAGTGAACCCCCCCGTGGGCCGCAAGGAGTTGCTGACATCATAAACAAGCGCAAAACAATCGGAGAACAAGCTGATGCTGCATTTACCATTGGCGAAACTTATTCAATTGGATCAGCCAAAGGTGTTTGCATAAGCACTAGTACAACTGCCCCATATGATGGAACGTTTTCTAAATCCTACAGATTTAAGATTACATCCCGTGGCACCGTGATGCTTTTGGGACTGGGAAGCATTAACCACTACGCATCATTTACTGGCCCTTATGGTGCATATACGACTGATCCAACAATTTCAAAAATTGCCTTTGCAAACATAGTAACCACTAGAGCTGTTAACCAAGTAGAAATAGGAATTAAGTCAATTGTGTATAAAAAATTTAACGGTATTGTAAATTTTGCAGGTATTCCAGCGGAATCAATTGCAGATGCCATTGAAGCAGGTGGCGGTAATGTAACATATAGCACATATTCTGATTACGGCATTCGTTACTCATTCTTTTATGTTGAATATCGCAAATCTGGTTCAGATTCATGGCAAAAAGCATATGATAAACCGTTTGGTGTAAAAGGAACCACACCAGTTGCTCAATTTAATTTTATTCGCTTGGCCTTTTATCAAGGCAGCGACATGTATGAAGTGCGATTTGTGCCGCTATCAGGTGGTGAGTATATTCTAAAACACCGACAAGCACGTATTTTAGATGCCAGCAGCGGTAGCTTGCAAACATTTAGGTCACCTAATGGTAGCGTTAACATTAGCTACGCTGGGACTCCTGAGGTTACTATTGACTGGGAAGAAGCCACTAATTCTGTTATGTTTTATGGTGATAGATTGGCCATACCTGCATCTAACGCAGCGGTTACATCTATCCAGCCAAACTCATTAGCTACTAGCAGTCCACCAGCAGAGGGCGTTTACAGCACTTCTGGCGGTGGCGGCTCAGGACTTACTGTAAGAGTAAGACGCGAAGATTTATTTGGTGCATTGTCAGCCACTACAATCACCACTGGCTGGCGGCAGCGATGGTTACATCAGGGCGTTCAAGGCGTACCATTGCCAACAAGCGCTGGCCAAACGACTGGCACTGTTTTAACACTTTACAACGGTAATCGTGGCAACATAACAGTGCCAATCGAATTGTATAGTGTTGCAGTCAATGATCCAGTATATAATGCTGACATGATTGCCGCTGGCTATGGTAGTTATACATATGGATGGATTAGTGAACTACAGGTCAACGAAACCACTCTTGTTGATGGTTTTAATGGTCAGGTAGACAACGGAGATCAATTTTTTATAGATATGCCGCCCGGCTGGTCGGCTTCAGTCACTAGGGTAGGGGTGCAGCTTAACACAACTGTTACAACAATAACAAAGCTAGATATTGTAAATCCTGGCAGCAACTATACATATCGCAGCACGTTCACTGTAAATGGCACTAGCTTGCCAGCAATCATGATTCTTGGCCTTGAAAGCAAGGCAGCCCAGTCTGCAAATACAGCCAAGGTGTCAATATGGGATGCAGTGTCTGATGTGTATTTGTTTGGCGAAGAAGAAGGCAGTCACGAAAATAGTCCTGAACACCAAATTGTATACGTAAATGAACAACGCAAAAATTCAACTGCACCGCTATATAACAGCCTTGCAATTGCTGGAATGCAACTTCGCAGCGGCAAAGACTGGAGTAGCTTTAGCAACTTTAGCTATTACGCCAAGTCTGGGCGGGTTATCCCTTTGATGGTGGATAGCAGCGGCAATAGCGTCAACTCACCAACAGATCTAAGTGTCACAGGTGCCAGCCATCTGTTCCCTGAGATCTTGCGCAACCTTTTGCGCTCCACTGTCTATGGCTCTGGCGCGTTGGTGCCTGAGTCCATGATCGACTGGGATGGTTTCCGCGCTGCCGCAAAAGCTTGTCAGGCGAATGGTTGGTTCTTTGATGGCGTAATTTCAAGTCAAACTAACGTGCGCGAATGGGCTTATCAACATGCGCCATACTTCATGCTGGATTTTGTAATTAAAGGTGGCAAGATTTCGCTTGCGCCTACCTACCCAATTGATCCTAGTTCCAGCAGCGGGTATGGCATTGATTACGCCCGCCAGCCCAAGATCAGCGCGTTGTTCACAGATGGCAACATTATCGAGGATAGTCTGCAGGTTAACTGGTACTCAACTGAGCAACGACTGGCGCCGCAGGTGGTGGTGACATACAGGCAGGAAATCGAGAACGGATTTGCCGAGACACGTAACGTGCTGGTACGGTTGCTTACGTCAAACGAAACGGCGCCAACCGAAGCCGTTGATTTCACTGGCTTCTGCACCAATATCGAACATGCCAAAACCTACGCAAAGCTGCTTATTCAAGTGCGAGCCAACACGACCCATACCGTTCAGTTCAAAACGTTACCTGAGGCTGTCGCGTTAGAGCCTGGCGCGTATTTCAAGCTTTCCAGCACTGCCAGGCACGTAGCATCATTTCAAAATGGCCACGTGTTAAACGATGGCAAGGTGGTGACCACCACTAGCCTCGACAGTCAAACGGCAACAGTGTACTGGTGGCGATCTGGCATGGCAGCTGTCGAGTCAGCGTCAATGACCGTTGACAGTAGCGGCATTGCAACCGATCCTAAATTTAGAGGTGCAGTGTTTACTGTTTACGATCCAGCCGATCAATACCCGCGTGTCTATAAGGTCGAATCGATTTCATACGATTCGGATGGCCTGCTTGACATCGGTGCTAGCCATGTCGGCACAAATGCCAATGGCGCCATATCTTACCTAGACTTGGACGACAATAAGTTCGTGATCGAGGTGCAGTCATGAGTCCGCAGGGGCCCGATTTCCCTAGTTACGTGCCGAGTAGTCGGTCACTGGCGATGGGCGATTTCCCCAGCAAGACTTTTACTTCGCAATCTGGCATCCAAGCCACGGTCCAATACGGAAGCCGCCGCACCAATCAGACGATTGATCTGGCGTACAACAACACCACCGAAGCTATTGCCGCTGCCATTTACGATCATTACGTGGCATGTCGCGGCACCATTTATACGTTTGCTTTGACAGAGCCCGCCAAGTCTGGCAATCCTACGTTCCACCTAGGGGATAGCAGCGCAAGTGCATCAAACCGCTACAGCGCCGCCCCATTCGGCATGAGATACAAATATGCCGAAGCGCCACAGTTCAGCAGTATCAAGCCTGGCCGCATGTCGGTTACGGTAAAATTAATTGGGGTGCTTGACTCATGACCTACTACAGCGGCAAGGATGGCACTCTGACCTATAACGGCAGCAACGTTGCCAAGGTCAGCAACTGGAGTTTTTCGTCCAGCGTTGATGCGCTGGAAACCACGGCGATCAGCGATTCTGACCGCTCTTATGCGCCTGGGTTACGGCAATTTAGCGGCAGTGCGACTATCTTTTATTATGACGATGCGCCTAAAACATTATTGGAGCGAATTGTTAGCACCAGTGCTGTTTCTGAATCCGCTGTTGCAATCAAGCTTGGTTGGGGCAATAAATACGTACAAGGCAATGTAATTATCACCAGCGGCGAATTAAGTTGTTCGGTTGGCGAGGTGATGCAAGCCACAATCCAATTTCAATTTACCGGAGCACTAACTGGGGTAACGCTGTAATGGCAATTTATCTTGGCACTGCAGGCTTAATTCAGCTAACCAGAACTAGCATTGCCGATGGCTTGACGGCAGTTGTAAATCCTTCCGATGTAAACACAACTAAATCACGATTTAGTTTTGAATTTCCAGTCGGTGCCTTGTTGACTGGCGATTATGTAATGTTTAAAACCACCGATGGAACCAACCTTGATTTTGTTGCCGCTGCCGGTTGGAGCGGCGGCGTTCGCTATAAGGATGGCAATTGGTTTGTAAACGTTGATGACTTGGGCAGTATTCGCCTGTATAACACTTTCGATAATGCAGTTGCAGGTGAAGCTACTGGTTTGATAACATTATCGTCAATTGCAAGAAACATTCCAATTGCTGCTAGTGTATTAAATAAAATTCCAAGGGTTGTCGGCAACCTTGAACGATACGAAATATCAACCGATAGGGAAACGGTTGATACGTCATCGTTGGGCGATGAATTTCGCAATAATTACGGAACAATGATCACTGGCAGTGGCCAAATGTCGTGCATTTTTGATTACCGTTACAATCAAACATCTGCGTATCCAGGTGCCGCTGGTTATGTTGAACTTGCATCATATATGCATGCTTTGATCTTGCGTCAACGATTTGGCGCTGAATTTCAAGCTAAGTTATTTTTAATTTCCAACGGTAAAGGCCAGGGAGCAGGTGCAAGCAACGATGAAGTATGGTTTGAAATTGATGGCATAATTACGCAAGCAAGCGTTGCATTTGACCCAGGGCAAATTGTAAGCTCTGTTTTTAATTTTATTTGCACTGGCGAAATTCGCCTAAGAGTTATCACCGATCCACCGTCCTACCTGCTGCAGCAGGACGGTGCTAAACTGAAGCTTGAGGACGGTAACGGCGCCTTGCTGCTGGAGCAACAAAATGGCTGATCTTCGGATTACAGAACTAGCAGCACTAGCTTCGGCTGACTTGACCGCCACCGATCCGCTGGCAGTTGCCGACTTAAGCGCAAGCGAAACCAAAAAAATAACGGCTAAGGATTTTACGCAAAAAGCGGTCACACTGATTGACGACGCCTCGATCCCTGTTGCCAAGGTAAATCTCAGCGGCATCAGCGGCACTAACCTTACGGATGGCACGGTAACAGCCACCAAATTAAATACCAGCAGCATTCCAGCCACCGGCGGCCTAGCCGTGTCGAGCGGCAACCTAGGGCTGGTCGCCCCAACCAGCCCAATTGTCCGCAATGGCAGCACCGGCTCACTAGAACACGCAACCAGCGGCGCAACCGCAGGCACCTACACCAAGGTGACGGTGGACACTAAAGGCCACGTTACCGCTGGCACTACGCTTGCTGCTGCTGACATTCCACTGGCAACCACGGCGCTTGTTGGCGGTGTATCAGTTGGCACTGGCCTATCCGTTACCGGCGGTGGCGTACTCAACCACAGCAACTCAGTTGCCGCTGGCACCACCAGCGGCATTACCCGCGATGCGCAGGGCCACATCACCGGCGCTGTGGCTTTGGTATCGGCTG